CGGAACAAGCGGAAGTAGTGGTGCTCCAAGCAATGTTTCTGGTCCACAAGGGCCTCAAGGAAGACAAGGACCAATCGGACCACAAGGGCCTCAAGGAAGACAAGGACCAATCGGACCAGCCGGGCCACAATCTGACTATAGATTAAAAACCAATATACAAAACTATAATGATGGATGGGGAATTATTAAAAACATTCAACCAAAAACATTTATTCGTATTAATGATCCATTACAAAAAGTTGAATCTGGATTTATTGCACATGAAGTACAAGATGGTGGATTGAATCAAGCTGTATTTGGAGAAAAAAATGCAGTTGATAAAAATGGTGATCCAATTTATCAAAGTCTTGATACGTGGAGCTTTGTACCAACAATGTGGAGTGCGTTGAAGAAAGCAATTGAAGACATTGAAGTATTAAAGACTGAGGTTGATACTTTAAAGGAAGAGATTAAAGTATTAAAAAATAATTAATTAACATCAGAGATGATACAGACATGTTGTTCAAATAGTGGATTTGGTCCATCTATATTTGAAGATTGTGTCTTTTCATCATATAAAAAGTCATTGATTTCTAATTCCACAAATTTTTTATGAATTAGATGGTCATATGAATTTTTGATTATTCTGGTTAATCTTTGTATTTCTTTGTTTCTTGAAGTAGTGGTATTACCTTCTTTATTTCTGTATTGAATGTATCCTAATTTTGGTATATATGCAATTTTTGTTGTAAGAAACGTTTTTATTATTAATTCGTAATCATCGCAAACATGTAGATGTGGATTATGTCCATTTACTTTAAAATAAGAATCTCTTCTCCAACATCTTATATGATTAGGTACACCAACTATGTGTCTAATTGTTTTTGGATTTACTTTTGGACCGTTTACAACTTCATATATTTTACCATTATAAAACTCTTGTCTATAACTACCATATCCTAGACAAAATCCTTCCTCATATTTTACATTAGATCCATCTTCTTCATATACTTCAGCGGAGTCTGTATAAACAAAACCTGCGTCTGGATATTTCTTGAATGTTTTTGTTACATATTCAAGACATTTAATTGTCAATTCATCGTCGTGATCTAATTCACATAAATATTCTCCAGAACAAAGACCTGCTGCCCATCTTTTTAATTCACCTATACTTCCAGATTTTCTTGCATTTTTGAATACCTTTATCCTATAATCTATTTCACTTATTTCTTTTAATAAATTAAAAGTTTTGTCGTCATCATCAGAATCGTCTATAATAATCCATTCCCAATTTTTATACGTTTGGTTTAAAAGTGATTGAAGAGGTCTAAATATTTTTTGTGAGGATCTATATGCGGGAGTAAAAACTGATACCAATGGAGATTCATTATTATCAGAATTGAATGTAGAATGTACATAACAATTTAATGCGTCTTCTCCTATTTGATTTAAATTTGTATCAGTAGGATAATTCATCCATCTTTTTCTTATTTCATATGGAGCGTTGCATAATAATTTATATTTTTGCCAATCGCCAAATGTAATATACACATGAGGATCATGTTTTTTTATTATATCATTTAACTGATGATCATTTTCATAATTTAAAAGTATAAATGTATTTTCTTCATATTCAGGAGCGTTTTTTTCTGAAAATAAAGTTTCTATTTGTTTTCCAAATATACAAACAGTAATTTTGCTGTTTTTCATAATTTTTTTATGATTTTGTATTGTTTATAAAACGAAATTTCGTCAGTTTCCATATTTTTTGGATAATCGTCACTTGACACGCTTATTCGTCCAATACTTATTAAATTATCTATATAATACATCCGTTTTCTTTTTATGTCAACGATTGATACAATTAAAATTGTGTCACCATAAAATATTTTACATTCATCATATATTTCAAAATAGTCTTCTTTTTTTAGAAATATACAACATCCATAACCAAATGGAACTATACCAGTAGTATCCACAAGTATCAGTTCATCTTCATCATTGTTTATTATGACACTATTATCTCTTAATCTTGCATTCTCATTATATCCAATTAATCCAAAGTTTGGATCTTGATTAATAAATTTTAAGAAATTATTAAATAACGTTACATAGTTAAAGTAAATGTCATCGTTTATTAAACAGATATATTTGTTTTTTGCTAATTTTACACCTAGATTCCAAGCAGGATTTACAAATATATTATTACTACATTTAACGACTATGATTCTTGAATCATTATCATGAAAATCAGAATGTGTATTATCAATTATAATTAATTCTGCGTTTTTATCTTTTACACGCTTAAATTGTTCGATTGATTTGTGTATTTCTTCCGCTTTCCATATTGTTGGCATTATAAAACTAATCATATTAAATAGTTAATAAAAGGTTCTAAATCGAATTCTGGAGTTAAGTTTTGATCTTTTATAAATTTTAATTTTTGTTCTTTTGTCCATTCATTTTTATTAATTTCTAATGTATCTAATAAATAAGATTCTTTAGCAAAAACGTTTTCTATTTCTAATTCTGAGAAAGTTTTACTACATAATATACAAAAATGTGGAGATATATTATAATATCCAAATTTACACTTTGATTGTCCATTGTTATATTTTTTACATCCCGATTTAGATTCTTGTTCTATAAACTTTTGATTTTGTTTATCAAACTCGCCCATATTATCTATATGACAAAAATTTCCCCAAACTAACATTATATATTTAATTTTTTTATCTGTTGGTTGTGCTTTAATTTCTGCTTGTCCCCAATCAACATATATAACATCATCTATTTTTAATTCAGTTGGATTTCCATTTGAATCAAAAAATTCTTGTAATGGAAAAGTTTTGTTGTCATAAAAATATTTATTTCTTCTAATCAATGGATTATTTGTATATAAATTAACAGGAACAATAAAATATTTGAGTCCATTTTTTGATTCGACTTTACAGTTTTTAACCGAATAATACGCAAAGATACCTGTGGATCTGCTTTCGTAATCATTAATATACCTTCTTAGAAATACCGCATCTGTATCTTGGTTTTCGTCCAATAACTCAATGCTTGTTTTCAACCATGTCTTTGGTTGACCACTTATGTCCGGCGACATACATTTCCAATCCCCTTCAAGAAAAAGACTATATTCATAATCAATTGATAGATCATTTAATCGATTGATTCCATACCCAACTCCATTATTTACGTTAGAATGTACAATTTTGAAATCGACTTTATCTTTATATTTATCGATCAATTCATTACACACTGATATAAATTCTTGATTTGTTTTATTAATGTATATGAACCAATCAATAACTTGATCCACTTCAGTATTGTTTAAAAAAGAATCAACTGTATCACGGAGATATGTTGGTCTATTTAATGATTCATGAGTTAAAGTTAATATGCAGAATTTTTTCATAAATTAATCAAACCATCCTGTAACTGATATTCTTTTTCTTGTTAAATTATTTGTTACACAACTCACACTGTGAGGTGTTTCATGATTTCCTACTTTAAACATTACCATTTTATTAAAACTTGGAATCACGGTTTTTATATTGTTTGGATCTGTGTGATCCATATACATCCCTCCCCAACATGCATTCCAATTTTTTGTTAAATGTAAAACAAATGCAAGTCTTCCGTTTCCGTCATCTGTATGAGTTGCTAGAAAACAATCTGATGTATATTTGTTTGCAAATATAGTCGTTGATTTTTTTAAATTTAAATTTGTAATTTCATTTAAAATATTTATAATCTTTTCACTAGACAAAAAACTATGAATAGAACAATGTAAACACGAACATCCATCAATGTGTGGCATAGTTCTATAGAAGAAATATGAATATATATGATCATTCAAACACTTATTTGAATATGATTTATTTATTTGTATTGTGTGATAATTGTCTTCAGTTACTTGTATAAACTCATGAGACTCCCCTTTAGTAAAGGATGGATACGACGATGCAAACCACCAATCAGATGGCATTTTTTCATTGTAAAATTGATGTAAAGATTCAGCATAATCGGTTAATAAAAAATCATTAATTATTACTTTATTATGATTTTCAAATTGTTCTTTACATTTTAATATATCTATACTATCAGTGTTTATCATATCCAATGTTGTGCATTATAATAAGAAAATATTTCAGGTATAATCTGAGTTTGGATTTCATATTCCTTACATCTTATATATAGTTCCATGATGAAATACCCATCACCTCTATATATTTCCCAAAATCTTAAATCGTTTATTATTTCTCGTTTAATACAAAACTGAGCCATGTCTATTTTTTGAACAATTATATTTTGTTCACATGCGATTCTAATCTTATTTGGTTCATATAATTGACTTACTATTATTAGTTTTGAATTTGGTTGTATTTTTTTGTCTAGTTGATTAAAATTTGGATGTAATAGGTTATCATCATCTAATATGAAAAACCACTGACCTTCGTCTGGAACAACATCTAAATAATAATTGCATAAATTTTTCCAATTAGGTTTATCAGGAAATTTTAGATATATTGTATTTCTATATTTAGAAACGTCAACGTAATCATCGATTCCGATTATGTACCATTTATAGTTTATATCATTATTTATAATACTTTTATAACAGTTATCCAACCATTTAACATCGTTTCTTGTAAATCTGGTAACTATATGGTAAAGATTTTTCATTGATAATTATATATAGTATATCTTATTTAAATTTAATTATTTTTAATTCGATAATATATGTATTGAAACTGTTATATATATGTTTATTAAATGTCACGGTGCATATCTTGGTTCTACGGGATTCAATAATCATACCAGAGGGTTTTTTAGAGGATTATCCAATCACGCTAAAGTTTATGTAAGAAATTTTACATTAGATCCAAAATTAGATTCGTATTTAAATGATTTAGATAAACAAATATTATCAGAACAAACGTTGTGGTCTCATTATAAAAATAATAAAATTTGGAGCGACTATCCTTTGCCTTGGAACTCTACGGTTTTAGATACTCATATAGGAGAAAAAATTCACCTAATTTCAGCCGAACACAATCATTTATATTTTTATGATGAATATTATGGACCAAAAATCGCATTTACAATGTGGGAGAGTGATAGATACGATGTTAATTTTTTAAATAAATTAAAAACTTACAACAGTAATATAGTTTTAACCAAGTGGCAAAAAGAGTGTCTAATACAACAAGGATTGGACGAAAGTAAAATTGATATTGTACATGAAGGAATTGATCCAGATTGTTTTCCTATTCAACAAGAAAAGTCTGATAAATTTAAATTTTTTCTTGTTGGTACATGGGGATTTAGAAAATCAACTAAAGAAATAATCGAATGTTTTATAAAAACGTTTGAACGTGTTGATGACGTAGAACTTCATGTAAGCGTAGACAAACACTATCCAATTTGGATACCAGCATCAGAAAGATTTAAAAAACACAATTTATATTCACCAAAAATTATAGTTCATAATTTTCCAGATCGAAGTGTTTATTTAAATTTATTAAAGAATTGTCATGTTTTTCTGAGTTGTTCAAGAGGAGAAGGGTGGAATATACCATTAGCTGAAGCGTTTGCTTGTGGAATTCCGTCAATATATTCCAAAGGATCAGGTCAAGTTGAATTTGCTGGTGAATATCCACTAGGAGTAGACATACAAAAAAAGGTACCGGCTTATAGTGAAGAAGATGAATATTTTTCTGATGGATATCTTGATGAACCAGATTTTCAAATGTTGAGTGAAGTCATCATGGATTCTTATAAAAATTATTCAACATATAAGAAGATTCATTTAGAAAAATCACAAAAATTTATAACAAATTATTCATGGAATAAAGTATCTAGAGATTTGTATGATATAATTAATAAAAGATATGGTTCTACATCACTCAGTAATAATGGATATGTAAAATTTCATAGATTTTCAGAAAATCATAATTTTGTTTTCTTTTCACAAGATTATTTTGATTCATGTAAGGTTTATCTAGAAATTAAAAATGAAAAAGGTGATGTTTGTTTTTTTGATGATTTAACTATGGTAAAAAACGTTGAATATTGGTTTGGTGCCGAGTTTAATGGTAAAAAAACATTTACTATTTATAATTTAAATAAAACTATTGTTTTGTTCCAAACCAATTCTATTTAAATGAAAGTTATGCGAGATGTTTATTTATCGGTTAATTGTAAAACGTTAGGTGATACTATTTGTTTTACTCCATCATTACGTAAAGTTTTTTCAGTATATGATAAAAAAATAAATGTTGTTGTTCCTGAAGAATCTAAAAGAGTTTTTATTAATAGTCCTTATATTGACGTTTTATATTCTTATGAAGACTTTCATAATAAATTTAAAAACAAAGATTGGAATAATCTTATTGTGAATGAAATAGAATATTATCAGACTTATCTTTTTCCTGGATTAAAAAATTCTCAAGGTGTTGAAAGAAAGTTTCAACATGTAGATTTAAGACAAGTCCACGCAAATGATTTAGGATTTCAGTTATTTGAAGATGAATTACATTGTGATTTTTTTCCAAATGATTTTTCAAATTCTGTTAATTTACCAAAAGATTATGTTGTGATTCATCCATCTACTAATTGGCCAAATAGAACATGGAGTCATGAGAATTGGCAATCGTTAATTAATTTTTTATCGAAAAATAATATTTTTACGGTAATAACAGGAAAAACTACAATTCAAAAAGAAAAAAATGTTACTACTGAAAAATTCATATACAAATTTGAAAATTTATATGGTTTGGATTTATCAGATACTTTGGATTTAAGTGATACATGGCATTTATTAAATAACGCAAAATTATTTGTGACTCTTGATTCTGGTCTTTTACATCTTGCGGGAACAACTGATACGTTTATAATTCAATTAGGTAGTGCAAAAGATCCTAGATTTTCATCTCCATATAGAAAAGGAACTAGAAATTACAAATACATTTATGTAAAAGGTAAATGCGATTTATTTTGTACAAATAATATGAAATATAGCATTAAAGAATGGGGAACAATGAATAGTATACCACCTCTAACAGATTGTCTAGAAAACAAACCTAAGTTTGAATGTCATTCTTCAATTGAAGATGTCACAAATACAATAACATATTTAATAAACAATAACATTGTATGAAAATTAATATAAATTTTATCAACGGCGCTTTTTGTGAAATATTGGACAATAATAATAAAAATAAATATTATGTTCAATTTATCAATAAAGAAACAAATGAAATACTACATGATGATGTCATTACATCTAATATGTGGGTAAAAAGTTCATACTGTTACTTTATCGATTATAGAATAAGAATAATTGATTTTAAATCAAAAAATTTAATTCGTGAAATCGATTATAATGCAACTTCGAAAAATGTGTTTATTTGGTTTGATAGTAGATCATTGGGAGATAATATTTCGTGGATGCCATTTGTTGAAGAATTTAGACTAAAACATAATTGCACGGTATATTGCTCTACATATCAAAATGAAATATTTAGAGACATTTATCCACATATAAAATTTGTTGAACCAGGAAAGGAAGTGCATAATTTATATGCATCTTACAGTATAGGATGTTTTAACGATGAAATTAGAGAAAGAAAAAGTTGGAAATTGTTGAATAATCAAGAAATTTGTGCAAATATTTTAGGAATCGATTATAGAGAAATTAAGCCTCCTCTTAAGATATTAAACAAAGACAGACCAATTAAACAAAAATATGTGTGTATCTCTACAAAATCAACGGCTGCATGTAAAGAATGGAATACAGAAAATGGCTGGAGAGATGTAGTTTCTTTTTTGAATTCTAATGGATATAAAGTCGTAATTGTTCAAAAAGAAGAAGTTGAATTATTGGATGATCCTAACTTAGATGTTATTTTATGTAATTCTACCGATTTAAATGTTGTTATTAACATGATATATAACTGTGATTTTTATATTGGACTATCTTCTGGTGTATCATGGTTATCTTGGGCATTGAACAAACCTTCTATCTTAATAAGTGGCATGAGTTTAGAAAAAAATGAGTTTTTCACCCCTTTTAGAATCATTAATAAAAATGTTTGTCATGGTTGTTGGAACAATCCAAAGTATACATTTGACAAAGGAGATTGGAATTGGTGTCCCAAATTAAAAAATACAGATAGACAATTTGAATGTTCAAAATCAATTACATCAGAAGTAGTAATTGGCAATATTAAAAGCATAATGAAATATGAACCATCAGCTTAAATTTGCAATTTATACATCTTTCTACAATACATCAAAGTATATTGATAGGTTGTATGAAAATATAATGTCAATTGATTATACAGACTTTACTTGGTTTGTTACTGATGATTATAGCAATGATGATACAAAACAAAATTTATTAGAAAAAATTAAAGATAATACTAAAATTGTTTATGTTGAACAAAATCATAAAATGGAAATGTATTGGCAGCCAAATAAATTTATACCATCTGAATATGAGTATGTATTGTTGGTTGATAGTGACGACTTGGTAGACAAAAACATATTGACTGTTTATAATAATTTAATCAAAAAATACAATGATCTTTCTATAATAACATGTGATTTCACAAGAATCAATGAAACTGATGGATCTGTTCATTCTTTCGGTTATATTTTTAATCAAGAAAAATTGACTGATAAATTAAATCATTTTCATCCACAAATCGATTATTGTAACAATTTAAACTATTATTGTTTTGGACACGGAAGATGTTTTAAAAATATTAAAGATTTAAAATTTAATGTTAATACGTTTAATGATGTATGTGAAGATTCTTATAGAATGTTATACATGAATGGATATGGTAATTGGCTGCATGTACCAAGAAATCTTTATACATGGACACTTAGAAACGATTCAATTTCAAGTACGAAAAGTTCAAGTCATGATTTGACGTATAATAAAAATTTTGATATTGGATTAGAAAAATCAATATCATCAAATTATGAGTCTATATATAGTTATAATTCAATTTATAAAGAATTGAATTCAATCATGTATTTCGGCATGAATACAGATTTTAAAAACATATCTATAATTTCACCAAATCTAGATGTAGATCAAAAAGAAAAAATAAAAGAAATTTATATTGATAAAAACATTGAATTTAATAAATGTCATGGATCTGACCATTATACAATTATATTAAATTATTTTGAAAGTGAAGATGGTTTGTGTGACGTACTAGATAAATTAAAATCTTTAAATAATAAAATGTGCATTAAAATGTACTATTTAAATGAAAGTGTACATTTAACAAATACATCTAGAGATGAGTTATTGAATGAAAAGTTAAATAAATTTAAATCAATTATATCTAAATATTTTTATAATTTTTCCTATTATTCTTATTTTAGACATTTAAATTTTACGATCATACATCAATAATATGAATATTTTAATCTTAACTGCCTTCACAAAAAACGTAGTTTGGAACAATTATGGCAATTGTGATTTTGGAAAATTTACATCTGAAATCAATTTGAAATACGCAAATAAAAATAATTATAGTTTTGTATGTGAAATTTTACAAGAACCATTAGTTGATAGACAGAATTCGTGGATCAAAATACCGTTAATCCAAAAATATTTGTCTCAATATGATTATGTTGTTTGGATAGATGCTGATGCTATTTTTTTAAAAAATATTAAAATTGAAGAATTTATAGAAGATGGAATTGATTTAATACTTTCAAAAAATGCGTTATCTGAAAATAAAATCATGTATACAATTACAAGTACAGGATTTATGGTATGGAAAAATTCTAAGTGGTCAATTGATACGTTGAATCAACTGTGGGAAAATTATAACTTATATGCATATAGTCATTTTCATGAACAAACCGCATTAGATCAACTACTGTTGCCTAAACTAACAAGTCAAAATTTAATTAACAAAGAACTGTCTGATCTAGAAAACAGTTTAATTCAAGAAAACGTTAAAATCATACCATATAGTTATCATAATCTTTCATATGATACACTATTCATATACCATGCTGGTGGAGATACACCAACAAAATTTAAAAGATTAGTTGATGTATATGAAAAATATAACAATAATAAATTAAAAATATTATTCCAATACGGATCGTTTTTATGTATGTGGTTTTATAATACCGGCGAATACTCTGTAGAAATATTAGGAGTTAAGGAAAACGAAGAGTTTCTGTTACAGAAATATGATTCTATATACTTTTTAAATGATAGGCCAGATCGAAGTATTTATTTTGTAGTAAACAATTTATGTAATTATGCATATTATAAAGTAAAAGTATATAACAATAAAGAAAATTTTTCATGTTATAAAAAATTTAAATTTGCTTAATATATATACCATATGTCAGAACCTATTAAATTCACACAACAAGAGTTGGATTCACTAAAGAAAATTCAACTCAGTTTTCAAGAAAATATCATGTCATTCGGTCAATTGTATTTAGACAAAATGACACTAGACGCAAAAATTAAAGAACTATCTCAAGTTGAATCTAACCTTAGAACCAACTACGAAAAGATTCAAAAAGATGAAGATGAGTGGTTAAACTCCATCACAACCAAATATGGTGAAGGTTCACTAAATCTAAAAGATGGTACTTTTATACCAAATCCTAAATAAACTTTTACAATTATCAGGTGCGCTGCGCTTTTTATATTGCGGTTGCTTTATTATTATAATAAATGCTTAATGCTTTTTTATATATAAATGTTGCGCTTTTAATATATGCTTTTTATACATTTAAGTCAACTTATTTTAACCTCCTGATATTTATTTTATTATGATCAAACTTAAAGCGCTTCTACCTGAAGTTTGGGATGCTAACCTCCTGGAGCAATCTGAACCATTTATTGTATTTTGTGACATGGATGGTGTGATGTGCAATTTTGATTTACAATTTGCTCAAATGATAGGATCATCACCTAAAGAGTTTGAATCGCAATATGGTACTCCAAAATTTTGGGATGCAATTGCTGATAAAGGTGAAGTATTTTGGTCAAGTATGCAAAAAATGCCTGATTTTGATCAACTTAAAGATGGTATAGTTAAAATTGTTAATGATAACAATCTAGATCTACAAGTGCTAACAAGTACTAGCGGCAATTGGATTCTTAAAAACCACCCAAGAGAAGAAGCTAAAGATATCATTAGAAATATAGAAAAAGGTAAATTACAGTGGTTAAGTAACCATTGGTCTGGCTTAAAAGTTAACTTCAGCGGTTCAGGTAGAGGAAAAGGTAGATTTGCTAAACCAAATAGCTGCTTAATTGATGATTTGCCTAAAAATGTAGAATCATTTGAAACTGCTGGTGGTAAAGGTATTATACATACAAATGCGTCAAGTACATTATCTGGTTTACAATTGTTAATAAATCAATTGCCAGAATCATTTGGTTATAGTTATTCTAATATATGAAAGTAAGAATCTATAATAATACTCTAAATCCAGCTCTTTGGGATGGTTTAAAACTAAAACCAGATGTAGCTGAATCTTTAAAGTCTATAGGACAATCCTTCTACAAGGATATAGAATTAACCGCTCCAGTTAAAGATATTATAATGGTTGGCAGCAGCGCAAATTATAACTGGTCAGATTTTAGTGATATTGACATTCATATAGTCATAGATTTCAAAGACGTATCTGAAGATGTAGAAATGGTTGAAAAGATGGTAAATGCCATTAAAGGTAAATGGAATGAAGACCATGACATTCATGTTAAAGGATTTAACGTTGAAGTATACATTCAAGACATTTCTAAGAAAAATAGATCCACTGGAGTTTATTCATTGTTAAATAACAAATGGGTGACTGAACCAAAGAAGGAGAATTTTGAATTGGATAAAGAACAAATTCAACAAAAATACAGTGATATGGTGTTGAAAATTAAAAATGCACTAGAATCTGAAAGTTTGGTTAAGTTAAAGAAAGTTTTGAAAGATTTGTATGATATGAGAGAAGTTGGGTTAAACAAGTCTGGAGAATTTAGTACAGAGAATATTGTTTTTAAAGTATTAAGATCCAGAGGTCACCTAGATAAACTCAGAAATGGTATCAATCAGATATTTGATAAAAAGGCTAGTTTGAAAGAATCTTAAGGAAATATTTGCCGTGGCCGCAATCCCAAATTCTATCATAACCATTATTTTTCATATTTTCCCATTCACTTAATGAATGGTTGTATATTTTTAATATTTTTTCTAATTTGTGTTTTTGAAAACTCATGCGGTGTCTGATATCTTTATAATTATTTATAAGATAATGATAATTAGGTGGTGTATGACTTACAAAATTGAATCCTAAAGTTTCATATATTTTGCCGGTAAAATATCTTCTGTCACTATAACTTACTATATTTTTTGGATTATAATGTTTGATAAAATGTTTTAATAATTTACTTGCACCACCATTAACTGTAGTATTAATTGCATTACAAAATCTAACTAATTCCCAATCACTTGTTTTATCAAAACGGGAAGTTTTTCTAAATGTCATAATACTAACCAGATCATTTTTATTATACAATCCTAATTTAACTGTAGACTTATCTTCACCTTGTAAATGATTGTCATTTAAAAACTTATTTTTTTCAGTTTCATTTACTTCTTTAATAATGCAATCTCTAGCATTAATTTTAAATAGTGTATTGGTTTTCAACAGTGTTTTGACAATTGATTTTACAATTTCTGTTTTATTGATCCACTCATTTTCGAAAATATGAATTAGTGATATACCATAAAAACTGCAAGATTTTGTTTTATTCAAATGATAGTTTTTATTGATACCACCACCGTTTTCACTGTGCCAGTATAATCCATCAATTTCAAACGCAATTTTTAATTCTGGAATATAAAAATCCAATTCTTTGCCATTTAATACTGTTCTATCATTTCTTTTAATAACAGCATCTTTTGGTAAAATTTCTTGTAAAAAATTGTAAAAATGATTTTCAACAGTAGTGATTTTTTCCGGATGACAATAATCACAAAACAAGTTGTTTAAGTTATAAACCGTAGATTCTAATGTTTTATTACATACGTCACATTTGAATTTATAAATGTTACTAAAGTGATAACCTTTGTAATCCACCTCATCACATAGAAATTGTAATTTGTTACTATTACAGTAATTTACTAGAAATTCATAGTGGTTTGATTTCTTAGTAACTGATCTTTTATCTAAGACAGATTTTATCTTGGCTGCATTGTCCACTCCATATCTATCCATCATAGTAGATTTTATTTTTTCTACATTTATATAACTTTCAGATCCATATTTTAGTAGAAGAGTTTGTTTTACCTTCTCTTTATATTCAGGCAATTTACTGTAACTATCAACTCCATATTTTTTAACAATTGCAGATTTAAAATTAGATTTTACAACATCTGTAGTCATTGGGTGACCACCGTATTTTTCATCAAAAGTTTTTTTCTGACCATCAATTATTTTTTGTTTTGTTGAATTATCACTATTACTACATTTCTTGCTACAAAAGATCTTTGGTTTGCTCACTCTACATTCAAACAAATTATTACAATGTTTACAGTTTAAAGATAACCAGTTTTTTGAATTTTTAGATCTAGCCATAATTGGAGTTTGGTTTGTATAGAGTATAACTATTTAAAAATTAAAACACAATTTAAAAAAAAGTACTTTTAATTTATATTTATTATTACAACAACTAAATAAGGATTTAAAAATTTATGGCAGATCTACTAAACAGTAATGAAATATTCTTTACACAATTTGAACCAAAAGTCAAAAATAGGTTTCTATTGTACTGTGATGGTATTCCAAGTTTCTTGATTAGAAAAGTCAAGAGACCAACAGTAACCAGTGAAAAGAAGACATTGGATCACATCAACATCCAACGTTACTACAAAGGCAAAACCACATGGGATAACATTACAATGGAACTATATGATCCAATTGTACCATCTGGTGCTCAAGCAGTAATGGAATGGGTACGTTTGAGTCATGAATCTGTAACTGGCCGTGATGGTTATAGTGACTTCTATAAGAAGGATCTAACCGTCAACGTTCTAGGTCCAGTAGGTGATAAAGTAGAAGAATGGACATTAAAGGGTGCATTCATCACCAGTGCTGATTTTGGTGAAATGGATTGGACTGATAGTGGTGATCCAGCAACCATTAGTTTGACTCTATCTGTAGATTACTGTATTCTACAATACTAATAAAAACAAAAAACTTATCCTTTTTAAACTCCTTGACAAAACAAGGAGTTTTTTTATGTACATTAACAATTAAGTACTATATTTATATAACATGAACTTGAAAAGCGTAATTGGAATATATCCTGGTAGATTTCATCCACCACACAGAGGTCATTTAAATGCCTTTAATTTTTTAAAGTCAATAACTGGCAATGACACCTACGTTTCTACTAGTGGTAAAGTAGAACTACCAGACTCTCCACTTACATTTGGTGAAAAACAACAAATCTGGGTAAGACATGGTGTTGCACCTGATCACATCATACAAACAAAGAGCCCCTACAAATCAGTAGAAATTACACAGAAGTATGATCCAGACAAAACCAGTGTAATATTTGCATTGGGTCAAAAAGATGCAGAAAGATTAAAGGTAGATCAAGGTGGTTATTTCAAGTCATTTAAAGGAGACACAAACCAATTAGACCCTCTCAGTAAAAGTGGATATGTACTAATTATACCTGAAAATCAAACCATGGTTGATGGTAGAATTTTAAGTGGAACTGCTGTAAGACAAATGTTAGGATCTGACAAATATACAGATGCACAAAAAGAACAGTTCTTTAGATACATCTTTGGATGGTATGATATTGCTTTATTTAAAGACTTGACTCAGAAGTTTAAGTACAATAAAGTAAATGAGAGTATTGAATCTAAGTTAAGAAGAATAATTTCTCTTTTAAAAGAAGACGCAATTAAAGATACTACAAAAAAAACAAAAGCAGCTTTTGTTAATCAAAGAAGAGCTGAATTAAGAGCAAAAGAAGAAAAGTTAAAAGCTGCAAAAGTTAGATTATCCAATTTATCTAAAACTCAAGTAACATCAACAGATGTAAAGAATGAAAAACCATCTGAAGTTAAAGAACAAACAGATGCGGCTGATTTATCAAAACAAAGAAAAGATGCTCAAGATTCAGTTAAAACTGCAGAGGAAGAAGTAAAACAAGCTAAAGTATACTTATCTGCTGCTCAAAAAGAATTGTCTGCGGTATCAATTTAAATAAAATAAATCAAATATTTAGATTCTTTTATATATATGTGTACAAGTTATACATTTTATGGAAGAAAATTTCACAGTACCAATTACAAGACCACAATCTTTTCAAGCACCCCCACCCCCACAAAAACAAGAGGTGTCATTTCCTACTGAGGTAATTGAGTTACCAAGTAAAGGGTTCTTTTATAAAGAAAATGATCCGTTATCATCAGGCAAAGTTGAGTTGAAGATGATGACTGCTAAAGAAGAAGATATTCTTACCAGTGAAAATCTTATTAAAAAAGGTGTTGTTTTAGATAAACTACTTGAATCTTTGATTGTTGATAAGTCAATTAAGATTGAAAATATATTGATTGGTGACAAAAATGCATTGTATGTTGCTGCAAGAAGATTGGCATATGGTGATAGTTATGGTCCCGTAGGTGTAGTTTGTAAGAATTGTAGAGAAGAATCAAAGATTGATATCAATCTATCTGAATTGAAAGACAAAGAATTTGACTTTAGTAAATTTACAAAATCAGAAAATAGTATCAGTTTCACACTTCCATATTCAAAAAAGTTAGTTACTGTTAAATTGGCCACTTCATTAGAAGAACAACAAATTGAAAATGAGTTGAAATCTATATCCAAGTTAAACAAAGGTGGTCAAAGTGCAGAAATTACTACTAGATTGAAACATGTAATTACATCAATTGACGGTAATACTGACAAAGCATTTATCAGAAAGTTTGTTGATACTGAACTCTTATCAAGAGATAGTATTGAATTGAGAAAGTTTATCCGTCAAAATTCACCTGATTTGGACATGACATTTAATTTTACTTGTCCTAACTGTAACTCTGAGGATAGATCGGAGGTGCCGATGACGGTACAATTTTTTTGGCCTAACAGCTGAATATAAACTGTTTGTACATAAACAGATATTTGAATTAGGTTATTATTCCCAAGGAGCATTTGATCAAAACATTGGTTACAACTTACCAGTGTTTTTGAGGAACTTTTATTACAAGTTACTGGCTGATACAAAGATGAAAGAATCAGAAGCAATGGACAAATCCACTTCAAAAGAATCTCCAAAAACAATTAAAAGATAGTTTAAAGTTCATATTTTATATATTTATTGTTGTATAAAATATGCCAACACCAGGATCAACTGTAAATCAAAGTGATATTGATAAATTAGAAAAAAGTGTTAAAGACTTAACTAGTTTTAGTCAATCACTTAGAGATGTGTTCAAAAGTATCAATAAAGAAACAGATGTACTTAGTAACAATTTTAAAGATATAGTAAAACAAGCCGGATTAAATAATAATAACTCTGAAAGATATTTAACTTCACAAAAGTTACAAGAAGCGGTTCAAAATAGAATTAATGAAATCAAATCTAAGTCTTCATATTTGGATTCAGTAGGACTTCAGTTTAAAAGAGAAGAAACTGAACTTCAAATGAGAATTGCATCAGCTCAAATAAGAGCATTGCAATCAAATCTTGCAAAAGCAGGAATTGATAATGCGGAACGTTTAAAAGCAATAGAAGCACTAAAAATACAAAATGTATTACGTGGTGCAGAACTTCGTTATGTGTCAACAACAGCTAATAATCAAAGTAAAGTTGTAAAAGCTCTGAATGATCAGATAACATCAATTCAATCATTTACACCAACATTACGACAAAATGTTACTCTTGCTGATGTGTTAAAAAATGTTTTTGGTGATACTGTGAGCAGTATGGGTGAGTTTGGCAAACTTTTATCAGGTACAGTTCCAACTTGGAAAGATGTTATTCTTAAAGGCGTAAAAATGTATTTTGAATTTGATAAAGCAGCATTTACTCTCAGAAAAAGTTTTGGATTTTTAAGGGAGGACTTTGATGTTTTAGAAAAAAACGTTAAGTCACTTGCAATTGACTTGGCTGATTTGGGAGTTACATTTGATGGCGTAGTTGCTGCAACCACTGCAATTGGTAAAGAATTTAATGCGTTGGTTGCAGTAAATAAAGATTTAGTAAAAGATGTAGCAGTTTTATCTGCGCAACTTGGAATCAGTGAAGCAGAAAGTGCAAAATTTTTAAAGTCAATTTCTAGTATATCCAGAGGTACCGCTGCATCTCAAAAAGGAATGATTGGTTTTGCAAAATCAATGGCAAATGCAGCTGGAGTTCCTTTGCCTGAAGTAATGAAAGAAATTGCAGATGCATCTGATGATATAAGAATTTATACTGGAAGTTCAGTAGTAAATCTAATTAAAGGCACAGTTGAAGCTAGACAAATGGGAACAACATTCCAAAAAATGGCAGATACTGCTAAAAAATTATTGGATTTTAATGCTAGTATAACGGATGAAATTGAAGCTAGTGTTTTGTTGGGTACAAATATCACATTTCAAAGAGCAAGAGAATTGGCTTATAGAAAAGATATACTTGGTGCTAATAGAGAAATTTTAAAGGTTGCAAAGAGCATGAATTTTGATGCAATGGACCCATTTCAAGCAGAAGCATTTGCAAAAGCATCAGGAAAAACAGTCACTGAATTGCAAGAAATGATTCAAGCTGATAAAGAGCTTAATTACATAAGAATGAATGGTACCGTTGAACAAAAGGCTCAATTGGATAAAATGCAAGAAATGAAGAGGGCGAGAGATGTAGAAGCAAAAGATATCGGTAAACAAGCAGAACTTAAATTAAGACAACGAGCTAATCAAGAAAGAATTAATCAGTTACAAAATCAATTTAATAAATTGATGATGGAATTAGCAAAACCTGTAATGGATATAGTAGAACCATTGTTAAGTGCGGCTACTTATATACTACCTGCAATTTTGTCTACATTTAAATATATTGCTCCTTATATTTACTTGATGAATACAATAGCTCCTACAATTGAAAGAATTGGGAAGGCTCTCAGTTATTTTTCATATGTGAGAGATCTTGGTTTACCATTTTTTCAAAGTATGAAAGCAGCATTTTCATTTTTTCAAGGAACACAAGCAACAAATGCAATTGGTTTCATTGGAAAAATTACTAGTATATTTGGAAAAATGGGATCAATTGGAACTTTTTTACTAAGAACATTTGGCATAGTTGGTAAATTTATGGGTCCATTTGGTGTAATTTTAAATATATTTACATTTATAACTTCACTGATGAAGAGATGGGAAGAAACGCCAAAGGGATTTCTTGGTGGATTACAAGCAATTGGAGGTGCATTATATGATACTATCATACAACCGTTCGTTGATGCATATAATTGGATAAAAAATATTTTTGTTGGTAATTCTCCTTCAAAACTTGGATTGGGAATATTAAATGGTATAGTTTCAATTGGTGCATCTTTGTTAGATGCAATTACGGCTCCATTTAGAACTGGATTTAATATTATAAGCGGTTTATTTGGTGGACCAAATTTACCTTCATTTAGCAGTATGATCAATAAAACAAATGAAGCTGGTATGCCAGTTAATACAAACAATGCTGCTGTTGCTAATGAACTTGCTATTAATCAAGCATCTATAGTAGGAGCTATAAAACAAGGTATTAAAGAAGGTATTGGTAATATAACAATAAACGTTGACTTAGACGGTCAAAAGATGATCACCGGAATTTCTAAGAATGTAGGATTCAGATTGGATTCAGGCGGAGTAGCAATGCAAACAAGCTTAACATAATTATATGGCAAATTCAACAAATCTAAATAATCCAGAAACAACGACAAATGCACAAATACAAGGTGCAGGATTGATTTTGCCTCCTACAGTAAATGAAAGAGATGCAAATAAATTAAGTACTTTATTTACTCCAAATAGTAGTATTTTATATAGTAAGTACAGTCCTTATCCAGAAGGTGAATCTGGTGGAGTTATTGGTGCAAATCAACCTTATATTGTAACAAACATTAATGATGCAAATAGAGGACTTAATTCTACTCTTAAGTTTGCACCATTCCAACCTTCAGCTGCAATTGATGTTGTCAGAGTAACAAAATATTCCGCATCAAATCCTGGTATTAAATTTTTATTAAAGCAAATATATCTACAAGGATATCAACCTTTTAATGAAACTAAGTTATATAATCCATTGATGCCAATTCAATCAGCTGCAAGAGTTGCATCATTTGGTATATTGGATAGACCATTGAGACACATTGAACCAAATTTAGGTGGTGTTCTTGGTGCTTTGGGTGTAAAAGGAGTTGCAAGTGCATTTGGATTCAATCCACCAAATCCTCCTCCAAGAGGTACTGCTCCTGGTCAAGGTGGTACTCCACTGTCAATTATAAATCCTGGTGATGGTAAGGGATTAACAAGAGGTGCAACTGCACAAGCAGCTTATAGTGGACAAAATTACAAATATTTAAGTAGTCCAAGTAAACCTGGCTTTATTAAAAACATTGCAAACTATTTCAAGAGTAGTACATTGTTTGGTACATTTTCTGCAATTGGACAACCAGATGGAACAATATATAAGGGTGATGATCAAACATATAATTTGATGGTTAACAATAAAAGAATTGTTTCATATGATAAGAATGGTGTTAATACGTATGATACTTTAGGTGCAGTTCAAAGATTTGGGCCTGATAACAGAGATTTGGAAGGAACTCCTACATTTGATAAATATTCAAGATACGTAGGTCAATATAATAGCGCAATTTCAAAATACAGTGCTGAAAGTTTTTCAATTGATTCTACTAATATAAATTCAATGAAAATTGGTGAAGGTTTTTCATTCATAGGTGCTGTCAATAAAACATATTTTGCTGGAATTAACGTTTTAAATCCTGGATTTGAAGTATCAGATATTTTATTTTTGTTTACTGATTATTTATTAAACAGTAATTATCCAACAAAATTTCAAGTTCCAACTTCTCCGCAGACAATTTTAGCTAATGAACAACTTCAAAAACTTGAACTTATATTAAGATCAAATTATACATATGATCCTCCAACAAAACTTGAAGACAGACAAGATCAAGATCAAATCACCTATATACGTGAATATAAAAAATATAAGAACGGAAAAGATTTATTAGATGATCCAGAAGGAAAAGGATTTGCAGGTGTTAATAAAAGTGATTTAATTAACATATTAAATGTACAATCCAGTACAGATGCATTTATTGATAAAGATCTGATTAAGTTTTATTTTTATGATATATACAATCAAAAATATATACCATTTAGAGCAACTGTAAAAGCTATAAATGAAAGATCTGTATCAACATGGGATGATTTTCAATATATTGGAAATGCAGATAAAGTATATAACTACAAAGGATTCACTAGAGGACTTGGATTCAATTTTTCTGTAGTTGCAATGAGTGTGAAAGAACTTTTCCCAATGTGGCAAAGAATCAATTACTTGATGGGATTGACAAAACCAGTAAATTATAAAAATGGATTTATTGTTCCACCTTTGGTTATGATCACTATTGGTGATATATATAAAGATCAACCAATAGTTATTAACAGTATTGGTATGACAATTCCAGACAATGCAACTTGGGAAACTATTTCTGATACTACTAATACATTTGAATACTTGAAAGGAAGATTAAAAACAAATGATAATGTAACTGTAGCACAGTTTCCAAGAGAAGTTGAAATAAACATAGACGCAAATATTCTTGAAAAAGAAAAACCAAAAGTTGGTAGAAATAACTTTGGTGATATCAGAACAGGAGGTCCATTTGAAAGACAGTTATCTGTTTTGGCAAGCGCACAAGAAATTGAACAACAAGAAGAGTTTAATGCAAGACGTACAGGAGAAATTGACATGATGGAAATTGGATAATTATATGAATAGATATGACTACACAACAATAGATAAAAGATGGGATGGAAAAAGGGTATATAAAACTTTATTATATCCAGCTATACCAGAGTCTCCAAGTGATATCTATATTACAGTGTCAGACAATGATTATCTTGACCAAATAGCTTATAGATATTATAATGATGTGAGTTTATGGTGGATAATTGCGGTTGCAAACAATTTGGGTAAAGGTAAACTTAGTTTGGATATAAACAAACAATTGAGAATACCAACTGACATACAAACAATTTTACAAAATTTTACACTAATTAATTCTTAATATGTCCAAAGAAAGACCATGGGAAGCAGGCCCATTTGAAACGTGGGTTATAGATGAACTTGATTTTAGAAAAAATTCCTTGTCAACAGGAATACAAGGTCAATTCAAAGGTGATTTGCCACAATATGCTGGTCCTAGAAAAGCATGGACCAGAGTATTTTCAAATGGTATGGTTGAGTATCCAAATGGCAATGCAAATTTAATTAGTGATAATGATAATGAATGGGGATTGGTATTTGCAAGTGGTGACGGATTTTTTAATAGATATGGAATTGATGGAAAAGCTCCATATGGTGTGTCCAAACAAATATATGGATATAACTGTAAGTTACAACCAAAATATATAGAATCTTCCACTAGACCAAATATACCTGATCCTGGTATCATTAGCATTGAAACTGAAATACAAAAATCTTGGTTTGCAAAAGCAAAAATAAATTGGACATGTCATTCAATTGAACAGTTAAAAGCAATTACTCCATATTTTCTAACTCCACTTCAAACGGTAATAGTAGAATTTGGATGGAACACATTCAATCAACAATCATTGATTAACTTATCAGATTTCAATCAAATTATAGATATATGGGACAACCATTATAACAGATATTCAGAATATGTTCCTAAATCCAAAGGAAACTATGAATTTCTAATTGGTCAAGTTATAAATTTTGAATATACCATTAATGATAATATTATTATTGGAATGACTGAAGTTGCAAGTAGACAACTTCTTTATTCTGGTTTTAGAAAAGATTCACAAGAAAACATTATTAAGGGAAAGATAATTGATAAGGATGGAAAATTAGACAGTAAAGAAACTGAATTTAGAACAAAATATCAACTTTTGGTGGAGACATTTGTTAATAGTGTGACTGCTACTGACAACCAAGGTAATAGTCAATCTGGATTAAGTGAAGATTTTGCAAAAATATTAAAATCAAATGATGGTTATGAGAAAAAATATGGATCTAAATTTGAAAATTTACCTGATCATATTTTTAGTGGTAGAAATAAACAAGTAATTAATTATACAGCAGAAAGAGATTTTGATGCTAATAATAAAAAAGGGCCAGATTTTACATGGATAACCATGGATTTATTGGTTGACGTTTTGAATGGAATAAAAAATATTGGTGATGTTAAAGATTATACACAATACTTTTTTGATTTAAATATTGATGACATTACAATTGGTGCGCATGACAATTTAATATCAACAAAAAAGACTGTATTGATTCCAAATGCTAATGCTCCTAAATTAAACTCAAGACTATCAGGTAAACTTTTAAAAGTTGCACTTGGAAATGTAAAACCAAAAATTCAAGCTTCCGCTGCGATAGGAACCGTTTCTACTATAATAGGAACTGCCGGTGCAGCATTACCATTTACTTCACAGATTTATAATGAACTGGGCGGTGATGTATTAGATGTTAATGATAACGGAATACCAAATGGCAATCCTGTATTGGATCAAAGTTTTGATGAACATGCGCCAGTTATACCATTTTCTTTCAAAAAGAATAATAACGTTGGTGCGGATTGTGCATTAGCAAAAACGGGTAAGTTTTTAACTACACTACAAAGACAAGATTTAGATTATATCTTAAATGTGTGGGGTAGACCAAATAAAGAAATTCCACCTGATAAAAAATCTTTTAAAGATAAACGAGCACTATATGACACACCTCGTCCAGAACAAAGACCAAATAATCAAAATAGTAGACAAAACACTGCTGTACCAGCAAAAGATCAAACATTTGGTGGAGTTAGAATTCCAGACAATTTGAAACGTGGATATTTAAAAAATATCTATATAAATTTGAACTTTTTACAAAGTGTTCTTTTAGATGCAAACAACAAAAATCTAAAAGAAGTGTACGATGTTATTTGTAGACAAATCAATGAAGCTAGTTGTAATTTTTGGGAATTGACCGTTGTTGATGCTCCTGATGTAAATGGAAAGTCTACATTAAAAATTGTAGACACAAAAGGACCGCCAGACAAAGATTATACACATGAAATTTATAAATTTGAGTATATGACAAATAATTCAATTATTAAAAAATTGAACTTTACAACTAATTTATCAAATGCTCAAGCAAATCAAATTATTTTTAAAGCTGGTTCATATGATTATACTACATCAAATCAATTGCTTGACTATAGTAATTTGTTAAATAATGCAAATAGTACAAAACCAAAAGTTGTATATACAGATAGAATTTTAAAAACAAAATCAACAACTAATCAAACACCTGATAACCAAAAAAATGCAGATACATCAGATTATTATTTCAAACAAATATTAAAAGACGGAAACAAATACGGTGATGGATTTTTACAAGTTACGTTGTATGAAACTAAAACTGCTCCTGTTTCACAAAGAACTGGCGGAGCAACAACTGTTAACTATGACAAGTATGATATAGTAGATATTGTAATTCCATATGAAGAACTTGTGGTCAATATGTTAAATGATGGTGATTTAAAAACAAATACAAACATTTATAATTCACCGCTAAGAAATGTAGAAATTGAAATAAGTTTGATGGGCATTTCAGGAATCAAGACATTTGAATTTTTCAGAATTACAAATTTACCTCCTCCGTTTAATGATGATGTAGTAGTATTTCAAGTAACAAATGTGACTCATGTTATCAATGAAAATACATGGGAAACAAGATTAAAAGCACAATTAAGACCTGCTTACAATTTAATAGGTAAATAATGAAAACATATACTGATGATACTAGAGGACTATATTTTGATATAATACAAGGAGATTATCCTGTATATACAAAACCAGCTCCTACTACAGATGATTATAATAGAGGTTATATAACCAGATATTTTGCAAAAAAAATCAATGATGGAACAATATATGAAGTATCCGGTGATTCCTATAATAATATTATAAATGGATTGTATTCTAAAATTAATTTGATTTGGAGAATAACAGGATCAAAAACAGATGTTTATCAAAACAAGGTTAAAACATATAGTGGTGTTAGAGAAGATAATTTGTCTTCTATTAGAAATGCAGAAAAATTAATGCCAGGAATATCAGGAGTTTTAAAAGATCCTCTTGAATTTTATAGATAAAAAGTATAAAATTGACACCATATACATTGTGGATATACTTGCAGTATGGTCATCAAAGACACTGAGAGTTACAAAAACTTTTTACAAGATAATTGGAACAGTGATTTAATCATGGATTGCATTCAAAATGATGAATGCTTTCATCCATGTGCAGATGAACCGTGTTTATTAATGATTTATACAATCAAAAGTAAACAAACTTATATAATTTCTGTAGATCATCCAGACTCAAGATTTTGTGTGGATAAAACCACATTGATTGAAGACTTTAATAAACTCAAAGGAAAAAAGTGGATTTATGATAAAAAGAAGTTCATGCATCTGATGCCAGTACAGAATTTGTATGATATTAACATCTTGTTTTTTATTACTGACGGTAAGATTGATGATTATACTGGTTTTGATACAACTGCTCATTCATTTTATAAACACAAGTTTATGTGTTATAGTGATTTGAATAAATGTATTCCAATTGTGAAACATTTAGAGAAGTTTGAGAAGATGTATGGTGAAATGCTTAAAAGAGTTCAAATGTTAAAGTTGGATGATAGTTTTTATAGTATTAACGGAACTATTACTGAAAATCTTAGAATTCTTGAACACAATGGTTTAAAAGTTGACGTAGAATTGTTTAATAGGCATTTTGAAAACAAAACGGTCAAAGATAAGGATGGTTATGTTTATACACAATATAACCTATATACCGCAACAGGAAGACCTAGTAATAGGTTTGGTAACGTTAACTATAGTGCTCTAAACAAAGAAAATGGGTGTAGATCATCATTTATCAGTAGATATGGTGATGATGGTATGTTGTTCATGATTGATTATAGTGCCTACCACCCCCACATAGTTGCAAAGTTGATCAATTATAACCTTCCTCCAAATGCTTATGAGTATCTTGGAAGATTGTATTATGGTAAGGACAGTCTAACAGAAGATGAAATCAAAGCGTCAAAGAATCTTACATTTCAATGTATGTATGGTAATATTCCATCTGAATTGTTAGAGGTTCCTTATTATAAGAAAATGAGTGATTATATTGCTCATAGATGGAAGTTTTTTAATGAAAATGGTTATGTAGAAACACCAATCTATAAAAGAAGGATTACTACAAACCATATAAATGAACCAAATCCAAATAAATTGTTCAATTATATCTTACAAGCCAGTGAAACGGAGTTTGGAATGCAGTCATTGGTAAGGGTCAATGAATATCTTGAGTGTAACAAAAAACAAACCAAGGCTATACTGTATACTTATGACAGTGTGTTGTTTGATTGTCATAAAGGTGACAAAAAAGAAACTTTGGTGGAATTGAAAAGATTGATGTCAAACAATCAATTTCCTGTAAAATGTTATATTGGACGCAATTATAATGAGATGACAGTGGTAGATATCTAAAAAGATTGGAGTTCTTTTGTTTTTCTAAATATTTATCCTATATGGATAGTATTGAAGAAGCAAAACCAAAGACACCAAAAGCAGCTTTATTACCTTTACCAAAGGATTTATTAGACTTGCTTGATGAAGTGGTTGCAAATTTTGAAAAGATTGACACACCACTAGATACTAAGATTAAAGAAACATGGCCGTTGTATGTCATTTTTGGTGACAGTGGTAATTATCATATTGATGCATTAAGAAAAGTTCAAACGTGGATTCAATTGGATCAAAAGATTGGACTCAAAGTAAATGAGATTTCAAAAGATCCATTGATGAAACTGAGTCTTGAGAAGAATGAATTGTATAAAGGTTATTTGGCATACAAAAACTACTATGATTCTATTTCAGGCAGAAATTCAGGAACATCATTAGAAGAAGTTACTGGTACAAAACCAAGTGGATTTATCAACAAAGACATAACTAAGTTTTATGATGCATTTAATTTAAGTCAATATAAGAGCAAAGATAAGTCCAAAGAAAATACTGGTGATGCTGTATTATTGTATGGATGTACACCAGATGAAGTTTATTCTGCGTTAAAAAGTAATAAAGTAGGTAGTACAGGCAAAGAACAAAGTTTGTGTGTTATTTTGGATAATAAAAACAAAGAAACTAGTAAGAGATTTGCAATAGTTTCTTTAAAGGCTGGTAAAGGTAGAGCTGGTAGAATATTAACATTGTTGAGACCAATGTTGGGGGATACTTCATCTGCATCACCAAGTATAAGACATCCACAAGCATTAACTCCTGATGATTTCCTTCAAATCAATGAATCTTATATTGCTGAAATTTTTCAAGACATTTATGTTGACAAACAATTGTTGACTGAAGTGGAGTTTATGAATGCGTTGAAATCTAGTTTGACAAAACTAGTTACCGCAGTTGGTAATATACCAAAATCATTAGCTGATACAATGAGTGAATTTGCTGGTAATTTGAAAAAAGTTACCACCAAAGTATTTGGTTCTATTGTATTAGGATTTAAAGATGAAATGCAAGCTATTAAAACAAAGTATTTTCCATTGGTAAATGCAGAAGAAAATTTAAGAAAAGAAATAGAAACAACAAATGAAGGAAAAGATGAACCAATCAAAGTAACTCATAGTTTTTATACAAATACCGCAGTTTTGGTTAGAGAAGTTAGAAAAATCAATTATGAAAGCTTAATTGGTAGAATAATTCAAAAATCAAAACAACTAGATAACAATAAAATATTTGTAACTGATGTACAAGATATTAATGAATCTACTATAACAGGTATTAAGAATAATATCAATAATATTTGGAATACATACTTTGTACCATTAAAAAATAGTAAATGCGTTACAAAAAAAGTTACCTGTGAACCAATAACTTTGATTGATAGAGATGCATTCAAACCAGTCATTTATTTCAATTCTAATATTCTTGCATTTGAATTTTTTGAAAAGATATTGGATAAAGTAATGAGTCAAGGAAGCAGTTTAAGTGATCAAAAGAAGATCAAAGATGAATTTATAAACATTTCCTCACAAATATCTGCTGAAGCTATATTTGGTAAGAATGATGGTCTTCCGTTGATTAAATATGACGGAAAAAAGATTCAAAGATTGGGTAAGAAGAAAGAATATTCAATTTCAAGTATAGCAGAACAAAAAGGTGGTGATTTTAAAGTTGGTAAAATTGAAATAAAAAAGAGTAAGGATGGAAATTATTTTATTATTTATTTATATCTTATATTTGAATTACAGATAATTGATGATGAAGTAGTTCCTTATTATTCATTAGTAGAACTAAGAAATGACAGTCAAAGTAGTTTTACATTCAAAGCTGAAGTAAATAAAACCGCAATACCACAAGATAAAGTATTTTAATATGAACATTAAGAAATTAATTTTTGAAGCATTAGACAAATCAAGCAGAGACATATCTATTGAAGATGGTGTATTTGATATCACCAAACAAGAACACATTGAAATCTTGAGAGGTAATCTATTGGAAGTAGGTATGTCAGTAGAAACGGTGACTGATTATCTAAATAACGTTGTAGAAGGAAAATTTCCAGAACGTCAAGCATACAACAAAAATGGTATTCTTGTAACCTTTCCAACACCGGAATATAAACAAAAAGCAATTGCAAAGGGAACTCACTTTGAGAAAAATCCAACCAAAGGTGATCCAAATGTTTTTGCAGATGATCCAACTACTCAAGAAAAACCAAAAGCAGAACCAGAACAAAAACCAACTCCAGATCAACCAAAAGCTCCAGATTCACCTGCCGCTAAAACTGATGAAAAACCAAAAGATGGTGAAGAACAAGACACCAGAACACCACAAGAAAAACAAGCAGATGCTGCAGAAGTAGAGAAAATTTTAAGAACAGAGTATACCCTTGAAGAAGCCAATTCATTTGGTTTTTATCAAAAGAAAAATACATGGTATGACTCTAACGGTAACGTAGTGGGCAAATTGTGGTATGTAGATGGTAAACAACTAATAATTAAATGAAAAAACAATTACTTTGCACATTCACTACGTCCAGTGAATATTTGAGTTGCGTAGATTTGATAAAACAAAACTACACTATTCTAAATGAAAAAATATTTATATTCAGTAATACAAAAAATTTAAAAGAATTGTATCTGACTTATAATGTTGAACTTACAGATGATAAATTCAACAAATTGCCAAATACAATAAGCGTACATAGAAAAAAACAAACCAATACAATTTATACATTGAACGCAATGAATAAGTTGATCGCTGAAGAAAACAGTGGTGTTTTTGATAAAACCTTTCAATTGAACTGGGAATTGTACCAAAACTCAATTATTTTAACTGGTGATGTGTCCGTCAGAATTATTCCCGTCAAAATTTTCAATATAATTAATTGAACTTTTCTGAGTCCTGTGCCATAGTTATGTAGTGTTATGAACAAGTGATTCGTGTGAGTCACTCAATGAGTTACAAAACTTATTAATTAACACTTAAAAATTAACTATTAAATAATTACTAATTATGGCATTAGACCTAAGTAAGCTAAAGAGTCGTTTGAACTCACTTTCAAACACAAACAACAAAACTCAACTAATCTGGAAACCAAAGCCAGGCAAACAAGTTGTACGTATTGTTCCCTACAAGTATCAACCTGATAATCCGTTTATTGAGTTGAAGTTCCATTATAATATCAACAACAAGACTTATCTATCTCCTGATAGCTTCAACCGTCCAGATCCAATTGTTGAATGGTCAAATCGTATGAAGAAGACCGGAAACAAGGAAGATTGGCAGTTGGGACGTAAGATGGAACCAAAGATGCGTACATACGCTCCAATCTTGGTTCGTGGTGAAGAAAGTGAAGGAATTAAGTTCTGGGGATTTGGTAAGAATGTCTACCAAGAGATTCTATCAATCATCAATGATCCTGATTACGGTGATATCACTGATCCAGTCCATGGTCGTGACATTGTTGTAGAATTCCGTACCGCAGAAGATTCTGGTAAGTCATTCCCAGAAACTACTATCCGTGTCAAGCCAAATGCAACTATTGCAATTGACGTATCCCAAAAGGATGTTCTTGCTCAACAAGTGAACATTTTGGATCTATTTCCAGAGTTTTCATATGATGAACTAAAGTCAGTAATGGATGCTTGGTTGAATCCTGAAGCTCAGGCTACAGAAGGTACTGTCAACGCAATTGTGGAAGATGACGCTCCTCCATTTGCAACAGCACCAGCTCCAAGTACAGCTAAAGTTAGTACCGCATCACCAAGTGCAAAGGCATCCAAAGCAAATACAGATGATGTAACTGCTGCTTTTGATAACTTGTTTAACAGTTAAAATTAATTGTTTGTAATGGGGTGGTAGTATATATTACTGCCACCCCTATTTTAGTTATATAAATTTATGAAAAAGAAAAATCAAGTTACGCAAGATACTCCTCAAAGAGATGAGTTAGTTGAATTACTAGCAAATGAGTTGAATAAAGCCAATAAAGATGGTGGTAAGATTGCATATTTCTTGGATGAGCAAGAAAATCCAGCAGAAATTAGTGATTGGATTAGTACAGGTTCTTCTATTCTTGATCTAGCTATTAGCAATCGTCCTCACGGTGGATTGCCAGTTGGAAAGATGGTTGAATTCAATGGTTTGGAAGGTACTGGTAAGAGTCTAGTTTCTGCTCATGTTGTAGCAGATACACAAAAGAAGGGTGGCATTGCAGTTGTTATTGACACTGAAAATGCTGCTGCTCCTGAATTCTGGAAGAGTCTTGGTGTAGATCTATCAAAACTTCTATATGTTCAATGTGAAACCGTTGAAGATATTTTTGAAAAGATGGAACAAATGATTGGAATTGTACGTAAGTCAAACAAAGACCGTATTCTTACAATTATTGTTGACTCTGTTGCTGCTGCTTCCACAAAAGCAGAACTAGAAAGTGATCACGGTAAAGATGGATTTGCTACTGGTAAATCTATTATTATCAGCAAAGCAATGCGTAAGATTACTACTATGATTGGTCGTCAAAAAGTACTTACTGTATTTACTAACCAATTACGTCAGAATCTAAATGCTATGGCATTTGGTGACAAGTATGTAGTATCAGGTGGTAAGTCACTTGCTTATCATTGTTCAGTTCGTGTTCGTCTGAACAACACTGGTAAACTCAAGAAAGGTGAAGAAGTTATTGGCAATGAATGTAAAGCAGTAGTTGTCAAGAACCGTATGGGACCACCACAACGTCAAGCATCTTTTGATATTTACTTTGATAGTGGAATTGCTGATTATGGCAGTTGGATCAAAGTGTTGAAGGAAAACAACTTGGTAAAACAAGGTGGTGCTTATTATACCTATAAGAAGGATGATGGTAGTGAATGGAAGTTCCAATCCAAGGACTTTGTAGAAACAATGAAGACTGACAAAGCTTTGAGTGAAGAAGTTTACTTGAAGATTTGTGACGCTGTAGTTATGAAATACAAAGATCCAAATAGCATCATTGTTGATGACGCAGTTGTTGACACGGATGAAGATTCTGGTGTATCATCTGAGAATGAGTAATCTATCTGACAGTGAAAAAAAGAGGTTGTTTTCTTTATTTGATAATGTAAAACAAGAAGAAAAAATTGGCGGATTGAATAGATCTGTCAATTCTGAAGTTCTAATTGTTGATTTCATGAACACTTTTATTAGAGCGTTCATGGCCTCCCCCTCCCTCAATACCAACGGTAATCATACTGGTGGAATTGCAGGGTGCTTAAAAAGCATTGGTTATGCAGCTAAACTAATCAATCCTACAAAGATTGTGGTTGTGTCTGATGGACAAGGGGGTTCACTGAAAAGACGGAAGATTTATCCAGAATATAAAAGCGGGAGAAAGACAAAAATTAGGCTCAACAGAGCTTATGATGATCTATCTGATCCAGATACAGAAGATAAAAACTTAAAGAAACAGTTGTTACGAACTGTACAATATCTAGATAAATTGCCTGTAACAACTATGGCAATTGATCATATTGAAGCTGATGACACAATTGCATATTTGGCAACAGAATATTTTAAAAATAGTAATGTTACCATTATGAGTGCGGATAAAGACTTCTTACAATTAGCTGGTGACAGAATCAAAGTCTGGAGTCCAACTAAAAAGAAATTGTATGGTTGTGCAGAAATTCTATTGGAATATGGTATCAGTTGTAAGAATTTCATTAATTACAGAATTATGGAAGGTGATACAAGTGATAACATTGACGGTATTTCTGGTGCTGGACTAAAAACAATTATTAAGTGTTTTCCTATTTTTACAGAAGATCATCAATATACATTGCAGGAGATATATAACTATAGTGATAGTAAGAAGGGTAAATTAAAGTTATATAACACTATATTAGACAACAAGCATGTAATGCAACGGAACTATGATTTGATGCAGTTACATGACACTCAAATACAATCTTTCAGCCAACTGCGGATTAATGAAATCATTGAAAAGCCAATTAACAAATTGGATAGATTTGGTTTTAGTAAATTGTTGGTTGAAGATTGTATGCAAAACAATTTTCCAAATTCACAAATCTGGTTGAATGAAGTGTTTGGAAAAATTAATTCAATGGTTCTATAAAAGAACTTTTCAACTGGGGGTTTGTAGTGTAGTCTATTGAAAGTTAATAAATTATGAGTGAGAAATATATCGTAGATAACCTAAAGAAATTCGGATCTGAATTCCAAATCAAATGCATTAGTGGGTTGGTGTCAGATAAAACATTCATTGAGCGTATCAGTGATATCTTGGAACCAGATAGTTTTGAGACGGATGCGCATAAATTTATTGTTAAAGAAACAATCAGTTACTTTCTTCAATACAAGGATCTGCCAACTTTGGCAGTCTTTAAGGTTAAAGTTGATAGTATTGAAAATGATTTGTTGAAACAATCAGTTGTAGAACAACTTCGTTTGGTTTATCAAAAGATCAGTGATACTGATTTGAAGTATATCAAAGAACAGTTTCTTGAATTTTGTAAGAATCAGAAAATTAAGAATGCTATTATGGAGAGTGTTGATCACTTGAAGAGTGGTCAGTATGACAAAATCAAGCATGTAGTTGATCTTGCCATGAAGGCTGGTATGGAACGTAATATTGGTCATGAATACATGGTTGATATTGACAAACGTATGAGCATGATGGCACGTAAGTCTATCAAGACCAATTGGACAGAAGTAGATAATATCATGGATGGTGGTCTTGCTGGTGGTGAACTTGGAATTATTACTGCTTGTGCTGGTAGTGGTAAGAGTTGGGTTCTTGCCAAGATGGGTGCAGAAGCAATGCGTCAAGGTAAAAATGTATTACATTATACTTTGGAATTGAATGAAAACTAT